TCTTCGTAGGGGACGACGACAAGGCCCCGATCAGGGTCGACAGTGGCGTCCTGCGCCAAGTGAAGACCGAGGATCTCCTCGCCGCAGCGAAGGCGCTCGTCACCACGCAGGGCCTCGTCCGCAGAACCAAGACGGAGACCAAGCCGTGAGGGGAGCTAGGCTCGCTATGGCGCTCGTCAATCTTCCTGCGGCGGTCGCTAGTATCGAGGAGGAAGCCGACCTGATCGGGCCCACCGCGCAGGAAATTAGGCAGGCGGAGCTCCTCTACCTCGAGATCGGCGTCGAAGCGTATCTCGACGACGAGCCCTATCCCAGATACGCAAAGCAGGGGCGCAGCCCGAAGGCCTACCACAGCCACCCCACGAGCTACCGGAAGGGGCGCAGATGAAAATGACCCGACAGACAGCCGCGGACCTCGTGGCGAACGCCCACGAGGAAGAGGTGAAGCTGATCCTAGCCGAGGCGTGTCGCCGCTCCCTCAAGTTCCACACCGAGCTCTTCTGGCCCGAGCTGGAGCCGAACCGCGATCTGGTCCACGGGTGGCTCCTAGACGCCGTCGACGAGCATCTCGTAGCCGTCTCCGAGGGGGAGATCCGTCGCCTCCTGATAACAGTGCCCCCCGGATCCATGAAGTCCCTAAAAACGCGGGTGTTCTGGCCTACGTGGGAGTGGACGCACCGCCCAGCGACCCGCTATCTGGGCTTCTCCTACGCCGAAGCCCTAGCCACGAGAGACAACCGCAGGGCCCGACAGATAATCGAAAGCCAGCTCTACCGGAGCCTCTTCCCCGAGGTCCAGCTCTCGCGAGATCAGGCGGCGAAAACTAACTTCCAGAACACGAAGACGGGCTCGATGATGGTCGCAGGCGTCGGAGGTAAGGCGACAGGGGAGCGAGGCGATCGCGTGATCGTGGACGACCCGCACAACGTCTCGGAGAGCGAGAGCGAGAAGATCAGGCAGGCGACGGTCGCGTGGTTCCGTGAGGTTCTGCCCTCCCGAGTGAACGACCTCCAGAAGGACGCCTTCATAGTTATTCAGCAGCGCGTCCACTACGACGACGTCGCGAACGCCGCGATCGAGCTCGGCTACGACCACCTAAACGTCCCCGCCCACTTCGACGAGGCGAAGAAGTGCTACACCGTGATCGGGTGGGAGGATCCTCGGACAGAGGACGGCGAGAACTTCTGGCCCGATCGCTACCCAGATGTCGAGCTAGACCTCCTAAAGGAGGCCCTCGGAGCCTACGCCTTCTCGTCCCAGTACGAGCAGAGCGCCACGCCCCGCGAGGGCGGCCTCTTCAAGGTGGGTAAGCTGCGCGAGATCCCCGACGTCCCGAAGGAGGACGGGATCGTCTGGGCGGACGCATGGGACCTCGCAGGGACGGACGAGAAGGAGAACCGAGACGCAGCCTACACGGCCCGCGTCCGGATCGGCTACGTCCCTCGGACCCGTCGCTATGTGATCGCCAACGCCGACAGGCGGCGGATCTCGGTCGGCGCTGTCGAGGAGTGGCTGTCCCTAGCCCGCGACGAGGTCTTCGAGGAGGCGCAGGACGGAGCAGATATCCGCATGGTCCTACCGCAGGACCCCGCGCAGGCAGGCAAAGCCCAGAAGCGGAACCTCGCGCTCCTGCTCGGGGGCGTGAACTTCTACTTCGAGATCCAGTCCGGCGACAAGGAGACCCGCGCGTCGCCCTTCGCGGCGCAGGTCGAGAACGGGAACGTCGATATCGTGGGCGGCCCTTGGAATACTGACTTTGTCGAGGAGCTTCGCCAGTTCCCGAGGGGCAGGTTCAAGGACCAAGCCGACGCCGCAGCTTCGGGCTTTAACCGAGTGGCTCCGGTCAGGCGTAGACCGACGAGCTTGTCTGCGGTAGGATCCGTCGTTAAGAACCGAGCTAACCCCACCTAGAGAGGCCCCTACATGGAACGCAAGACCCTACCGAAGGCCGACCCTATGCAGGAGCTCGGGGCTTCCAGTCGCTACAGCATGAACGACCAGCTCCGTCCCGACGAGTTCGTAAACAAGCTCCGCGGAGAGCTGGGGGCCCGCAAGTACAGGGAGATGAGGGATAACGATCCGACAATCGGCGGCGCGCTTATGGCCTTCGAGCTCCTGATCCGGTCCGCCTCGTTCCGCCTCGAGCCAGCCGACGACAGCGACGAAGCGAAGGCCGCAGTCGACCTCGTTCAAGATATGCTCGACGATATGACCCACACCTTCGACGACTTCCTCGCACAGGCGACGGGCTTTCTCGGCTTCGGGTTCTCCATCTTCGAGAAGGTGTTCAAGCGCCGCGCGGACGGCCTGATCGGCTACAAGAAGCTCGCGCCGCGCGCTCCGTGGACCGTCGACCGATGGATCCTTGACCACGACGGCGAGCTCCTCGGCGTTCGCCAGTTCGTCCCCTCTGGCCTCTACCGTATGGGCGGCGCAGCCGAGATCCCGCTAGAGAAGCTCGTCCACTTCAAGAGCGCGACCATGAACGACGACCCCAGCGGGCGCTCGATCCTGCGAAACGCCTACCTGTCCTACCACTACGCCTCCCATATCGAGATGATCGAGGCGATCGGGATCGAGCGGGAGCTGAACGGCGTCCCCCTCGGACGGATCCCTGCGGAGTACCTATCGGAGACCGCGTCGACCGAGCAGAAGGCCTTCCGGACGACTTTCGAGAAGATCCTGCGCGACGTGAAGCTGAACGATCAAGGCTTCGTCCTGATCCCGTCGGACCTCTACGAGGACAGCGAAGGCCGCCCGAGCAATCAACGCCTCGTCGAGTTCGAGCTTATCACGTCTAGCGGGACCCGAGCGATCAACACGGGCGACACGATCAACCGCCACCGCTCCAATATAGCCCAGTCCATCCTCGCCGACTTCCTCACGCTGGGGCAAGGCGAGCGCGGATCCTTCGCCCTGTCGAAGTCGAAGACCGACCTCTTCCTCGCCGCAGGGATGGGCGTCGCCGGAAGCATGGCGGCCACGATCAATAAGCAAGTGATCGGCCCCCTCTGGGACATCAACGGCCTAGATCCCGCCCTGCTCCCGACGGCCGCCTTCGACGACATCGCTCCGGCCGACCTCGCAGAGCTGGGCTCGTTCTTGCAGGCTTCAGCAGCAGCGGGCCTCCCGCTCTTCCCCGACCTCGAGCTCGAGAACACGATCCGAGGACAGGCAGGCTTCCCCGAGCGGAACGAGGCCGACGACCTCGATCTACTCGGATCCAAACCCCCTAACCTAGGAGACTAAAATGCGACCTACCCCCAGATCGGAAGACGAGATCGAGGTGGCGATCCAAGCGAAGGCCTTAGCTAACCCGCGAGTAACCCCTGCGGACCTAGATGCGGAGATCACGCGAGCGCAGTACCACGTCTTCGAGGGGTCCTGCCTGACCGTTTGCTGCCTTACTCTGGCTAATGGCTTTACGGTCACAGGGCAGAGCGCCTGCGCCTCCCCCGACAACTTCGACGCCGAGCTAGGCCAGTTTATCGCCCGCAAGAACGCGCGCGAGCAGATCTGGCCCCTCCTCGGGTTCCGTCTACGCGATCAACTGGCAAAGTGAGGCCAGACCGAAGTGGCCCAACCCCCTAACCTAGGAGACTAAAATGAACCAGAAACCGAAGACCCACCTCGAGCGGGCGCAAGCCCGAGAGATCGTAGGCCTGAAGGCGCAGCTCGGCGCAGGCCCCAGTCTGGCAACTGCGGCCTCCACAGAGCCAGACGCAGGAACCGCGCCTCTGACAAAGTCGATCGGGCGCATGAATAAGCCCGCCCTCATTGCGCTCCTCGAAGCCCACGGCTTGCCAGACGCCACAGGCACGGTCGCCGAGCTGAAGGCGCGCGCCGTCCAGACGGTCCTCGGCGAGCTGAAGACGCGCCCCGACCAGACGGTCCTCGTCGAGCTATGAACAAGCCGCTCCGGAAGGCCAAGCTCCAAGGGTCCGACGTCCTCCAGCTATTAACGCAGGAGGCCGACAGGCTCGAGCCGAGGGCCGCGCGCGCTATGCGCGACGCCTTCGAGGCCATTCGGGGCCGCGGCGACGCGACGCAGATCGCCCAGATGGTCGAGCGCGGCCAGTTCTCCCAGATCGAGCGGCTCTACGGCTCTGATATGACCTCGAGCGAGTTCGCCGCCTTTCGGCGGGTCGTCGGTAACGCCGCCATGGCGGGGGCCAAGATCTCCGCCGACGAGCAGGGGACCGTCGTCGGGATCCGCGAGGACTTCCGGATCGAGGTCGGGGTGACGAACCCTAAGCTCGCCAACTTCGCCGAGAACCTAACCTCGACACGGATCCGAGAGATCGACAACTCGGTCCGCGGTACGATCCGAGGCGTCGTTCGGGACGGATCCGTAGCAGGAGACGACCCCTTCGCTATTGCGCGCCGGATCCGGACCTCGATCGGCCTCACACGACGCCAAGAGGCAGCCGTGAACGCCTACAGGCGCAACCTAGAGAGCCTCGACCCCTACGCCTTGCAGCGGGCGCTCCGAGACAAGCGCAGCGACGCAGGGATCCGCAGGGCGATCACAGACGCCAAGCCCCTTAGCCGAGAACGGGTCGAGAACCTTGTCGACCGCTATCGCGCGCGCTGGATCAACTACCGCTCGCAGGTCATAGGCCGGACCGAGACCGTCCGAGCTGTGCAGGGG